GGTGAACAAGATAAACAAAAAGAATTTGTATCTTGTGCTAAAATAATTGAAATTGGTCCAGATTGTAAACATTTAAAAGTAGATGATGATATTTATTATCTTCCTAATACAGCATTTCCAATTCCATTTCTATCATTAGGATATCAATTAACAACTGAACCTCAAGTACTTTGTATATTAAATGAGGGTTTAAAAGAAAGATTTAAAATGAATTAATAATTAATGTATATAAGATATACATTCTAATAAAGATAAAATATGATTAATGATATGAAACAGTTCTTCTTACCAGGTGATGTAGTTACATTACGGCAAGATATTCCAAATAAACCAACTATGTATGTTATTAGGAAAGTGACTAGAACAATAAGAACTAATGATAGTAAAAGTGACTACTTCCAAGGAATCCTATGTAGATGGTTTACAACTACAGGTGAAGCTGTAGAGAGTGTCTACAATACAAAGGATTTGATTAAGCTATAATAAATAATAAAAAATGACTGACGAAAGAAAACAAGAACTCTTCCCATACTTTGCTTACATGTATTCTCTGCAAATGGATCCAGATAAGTATGGTAATGTATCAACTGATGAATGGTCTAATTTGATCAAAGATAATCAAGATGATATAGACAAAATTACAGAAGCTGCTGGACAATTAGGTGATGAAGATTGGGATCAATTAGATAAACAATATACTGATTCTCAACAACAATCACAAGATTCTGATTTACAATTTGCTGCTAAAGGAGCAAAACTAAAGAAATTAAAAGCTACAAAAACTGCTAAATGTTCTTGTGGTTGTGAATTAATTACAACTAAAGAAGAGGGTGGTAAAATATCTACTAAATGTGCTTGTGGATGTAAAAATGTTAAACATATAATTAAGAAAAAACAAATGGGTGGTAGTTTAGATAATATAATCAATGATTATAAAATTGGAGAAATAATCTCTGAGTTTAAAAAAGGTGGTAGAATTAAAAAAGCACAAGTAGGAGCTACTATAAATAAGTATAATCCTAAAAAACCTTATTCTAAAACTAATTTTGATAATACTTATAATAAGAAATTAGAAGGTTTAAAATCTACAGAACTTAATAGATTAGATTCTATTACTAAAAAAGGAGTTCCTGAATCTGATGATAAATTAAATCCTAGACAAGTATTAAAGAAATATACTGCTCCAGCTAAAAAGAAACATGGAGGTCCACTTCATAAAATATCTTTAACTAAAGAAGCAATGCAAGCTAATGATAAAAAACGAGATGATAGAGCAAATCCTGTAATTACTCCTGCTGAAAAAGATTCTATGCTACATAGTAGAATTAAGAAAGCTAGATTAAAAGCAAAAAGAAAATAATATATGGATTTTTTTCAATATGATAAGGTAAATGATATAATAGAGATTGATGATGTAGGATTACTATTAACAAAAGAATTCAATGCTCTACTCGATTTAAAAAGAAATATAACTAAGTTAGATAAAACAGGAAAGCAAAAGACTTTAGCATTTAAAGAGTTTAAGTATATATACTTATTTTTTGATTGGAAAAGTCCTTATTTTTCTATTTTAGAACAAGATAGACATAAAGAAGCAATGCTAGATTCAGGATTAACAAAGGAAGAATTTGATAATTCTTTATTTAGAGAAGCTTGTAGAAAATATGATGAAATTCAAGAATCAAATTTATCTTTACAATTATTGAAAGCAGCACAAGATGCTACACAAGAATTAATACATCATTTAAAAACTATTAATCTTATGGAAAGAAATGAGGACACAGGTGTTCCTATTTTTAAAAGTAAAGATTTAATGAGTGATTTAAAAAATTGTAAAGATGTTTTGGTTACATTAAAAGAACTTGCTAATCAAGTTAAAAAAGATTTAGATGTCTCTTCTGGATTAAGGGGTGATGTAGAAGAAGGAATGTTTGATTAATAGACTATGGAAGTAATACAAGGCATCACGTGAGATTTCGGACCAAATGATCCAATAGAATACTTTGATACTGGAAAGTCATATTTTTTATCAAAATATCGTCCTATAAATGATACTCAGGGATTAAACTTTGATCCTGATTGGTTTAGAGAGGCAGCTATTAGTAAACTAACAACTGGTAAATATAGTAATCTTACTCCAGGAAGTAGGTCACAAAGATTATATTGGGAGGAGCAGAAAAGAAGATGCACTGATGGATTTACAGTCAATGGATATACTTTAACAGCTGATAATTATTTCTGATTAAACTTTTATAGATTAAAAAGTGATAATACTACTAAGAAAGCTGGTGGTGGTCGTAGTGTTTCTTTTCCAACATTTTATGTATTCCAATATGAATATTTTCATTATGTGGAATTATGTGAACTATTAAGAAAAGATTCAGGATTATTAAAAGCTCGTGGACTTGGTTACTCTGAAATGGGTGCTTGTTTATGTGCTAGGCCTTATACTATGATTTCTAATTATAGAGTTATGGCTTCTGCACCTTCTGATAGGCATCTTAAGCCATTGATTACAAAAATATGAGCTCAATTAAACTTTTTAAATACTGAAACTGAAACAGCATTTAAAAGAGTAAGAATGGTTATTAATACTAATACTTTTAAAAGGGCTTCTAAGAAAGATAAAAAAGGTGAAGAATTCGGACATATGTCTGAGATTGAATGTGTTATTGCAGACACTGCTGACAAGATAAGAGGTGACCGTGTCGAAAGACTTTTGTATGAGGAGGCAGGTGCAGATAATGATTTCCAAAAGAAATACACACAAGGAGAAGCTTTAGTCACTGTAATGGGTGGTAAGAGAATTGGAACTCGAATTGCTTGGGGTACGGGAGGATCAAAGGGAGAGGCAGTAGCTGGATTAAGAGATATGGTTAATAAACCAGAAGCTTATAATATTTTACCACATAGACATAACTACACACCAACAGGTAAATATATTTTATCTGCAATGTTTATACCAGCATATAGAGTTGTTACTGATGATACAGTTAACTTAGTTGATAAACGTGGTTGGTGTAATAGAGAGAAAGCAACTGCATATTATGATGCTATTAGAAAGATAAAAGCAGCAGATCCTAAATTATTCTTATTATATAAAGCAGAATTTTGTTTTACAATTGAAGAAGCATTATTATTACAAGGTAGTAATATATTTCCAAGAGAAGAATTAGCAGAACAATCTGCACAAATTGAAATTTATAAATCTACACCAGTTCCACATTGTGGACATTTAGCTTGGAAGAAAGATGGTGAAGAAAAGATTGGTGGAGTTAAGTGAAGAGAGGATTCTCAAACTGGTAAGATATTAATTATTGAACACCCAATGATTTCAGAGCAAGGTACTGACTATAAGAATTTATATGTTGGTGGTATTGACTCTATTGATATTGGTTCATTAGATTCCTCATCAGTAAAAGGCTCTTATGCTGAAAAACAATTATCTGATTTTTGTGTTGTAATAAAGAAAAGAGTATTTGGTCAATCTGATCCTATATATGTTGCAATGTATAAAGATCGTCCTAGGGATCCTAGAGAAGCATATGATAATACAGCTAAGTTATTAACTTATTATGGTTGTCAAGCAGTGTTAGAGTCTACAAGAACAGCAATAGTAACATACTTTAGAGATAATAATTATATAGATTTATTGATGAGACGTCCTAGATCTACTATGCCAAATGTTACTAAAGGTAATTCTCAGATGTATGGTACTCCTGCAACAGTAAAAGTAATTGAACACTATAGAGAATTAATCTATGATTTTTGTTTAGATTATTCCCATACGATTGCATTTAAAGAGATGGTAGATCAACTTCTTAATTATTCTGATGAACATAAGAAAGACTTTGATATTATAGCCTCGATGGGTATGTGTGAGCTCGGAGATGAAGAGTTATCAGTAAAGAAACCAGAAGCACGAGAAAAAGAAGGAAAGAAGTTCCAAGATATTGGATGATATAAAGATAGTAACGGATATAAACATTATGGAGCAATTCCATTAACAGACGAGGATAGATATGCAAAGACTAGACCTAGAGCAAACGATTCATGAATTCATCAGGAATTGATATAGAGCCGACTATGTTGGCTTACTAATAGTAAATGAAAAAAATGGATATTACACATTAGTAATGGGTTTACCAAGTTATATGCTTCCTACTACTATTTCTTTAGAATGTTCCTCTGATGATGACTTTTTAAATTATATATATAACGAATTAAAAGTAAGAAACTATATGAGATTAGACATCTATAAAGTAAAAAGACATGAAGACAGCAGGGAAGAGTAGTGAGAATGAAATAATTGAAAAGATTGATATAGCTATTAATGAATTAGTTTATGAAAAAACTCAAATTATTAAAGCATACAATTATTATCATTGTAAAAGAGATCCTGAACAATTTAGACATTTAGAAGAAAATTATGGAATTGGAACTCCAACATCAATTGAATTTGTACCTTTAGTTAGGAAACATATTGATGTTTTATTAGGTGAATATTTATCAACTCCAGTCCTTCCTAAAATATCTTGTAAAGATAAAGAAACTATATCTAATATTAATAAGGATAAAGAATCAAAAGTTCATTCAGAGTTAGTTCAGGAATTAAATAAACATCTAAAAGATACATTATCATCTTCATTAGAAGGTAAATATAGAAATAATATTTCAGAAGTAGCACAACATTTACAAGGTATTCAAGAAGCCGTTGAAAGAAATTATATTTCAGACTATGAAATAGCTGGTCAGAATATTATTGAATGATCGATGCAATCAAGATCAGTTGACTTTGCTAATCAAAGAAAAATAATGTTAACTGATTTATTAGTTAGTGGAACTTGCTATTATAAAGTTATTCCATCAGCAGATAATTCAAATATAACATTAAGAGTTCTTAATCCTGTTAATACTTTTATTGATAGAAATCCAGAGTCAGTTTATTTAAAAGATTCAGCAAGATCGGTTATTAGAGATTATCTTACTAAAGATCAAATTCTTGTTAGATATGGGGAATATTTAACCAAAGAAGATTTAGAAGAATTAGATAATTTACAAGATTATTCTGTTGATGGTTCAGCTACAACTTATTTACGAAGTTATGATTCTATTACAGGGAATACAACATCTGATGGAGTACTTGGAGGATTTGAAATAACTCCTCTTTTACCATTTGAAAGAGATACATCTAAATATTTTAGAGTATTTCCTGTTTATGAAGTAGAATGGTTAAGAACTGATAAAGAGAACGGAGAATACATTTGTAATCGTTATTGTGGTACAAGAATAGGTACTAATATTTATATTCCAACTGGTAAAGA